ATTTATTTAAAGATACCGAAAGATATGGAAAAAGAATACGATATTGAAACTAGAGACCACTACCCATCAACTGGATTTATCGAGTTTATGTATGGTCAGTCAGAAGATTTTAGAAGTGATACGGCAATGTTTAAACCTGAAGTTGGAAAGATGTTAGTATTTCCTTCTTGGTTGAAACACTCGGTCTATCCTTTCTACACTGATGGCGAAAGGAGAAGTATGAGTTTCAATGCATACTATGGAGTACGAGCATGATAATATTGGATATGAACCAAATATCATTAGCAAGTTTAATGATGCATCAACATATGACTAAGAGTTCTGAAGTAGAAGAAGATGCTGTTCGTCATATGATTTTAAATTCAGTTAGAATGTATAGAAGTAAATTTATAGATGAATATGGTGAAGTAGTTTTGGCATACGACTCTAGACATTACTGGAGAAAAGATTATTTCCCAGAATACAAAGCAAGTCGTAAGAAAGGTAGAGAAACAGATAACAAAGATTGGGATAAAATATTTCAAGTTCTAAATAATATAAAGTCTGAACTAAAAACTATATTCCCATATAAATTTTTAGAGGTATATGGTGCCGAAGCAGATGATATAATTGCTACTCTTTGTAAGAAATACCAAAATGAGAAAGTAATGATAGTATCTGGTGATAAAGATTTTATACAATTACAAAAATATGACAATGTAAAACAATACAGTCCAACACAAAAGAAATTTATCAATGATATCAACCCTTATACATATATACAAGAACATGTACTTAGGGGAGATAAAGGTGATGGTGTTCCGAATGTATTATCACCTGACCAAACCTTTGTAAATGAGATAAGACAGAAACCACTTAGTAAGAAAAAGTTGGAAAGTCTGTTAAATCTAGATGTTGATAGTTATCCTAATGAAATTAAGAGAAACTATCAAAGGAATGTCATGTTAATTAATCTAGATAATATTCCTGCTGAGTTAGAGGAACAGATTCTAGATGAATATACTTCAGCACCATGTGGTGATAGAAGTAAACTATTTAATTATTTTATTGAGAATAAACTTAAAACATTAACCGAATCGATTGGAGAATTTTAAAATGCATTTATTATTTAATGAGATCTTTGACAAAGTATCAAAGGCAAAAACTAAACCACAAAAGATTGATATCTTAAAAGAACATGAAAGTGACTCTTTAAAGATGTTAATTAAATCATCGTTTGACCCAAAAATTGAATGGGTATTACCAGTAGGAAATGTTCCTTATGTTGCTAATGAAGCACCAGCAGGAACTGAACATACAGTTCTAGAATCTGAGTGTAGAAAGATATGGCATTTTATTAAAGGTGCTGATAGACAAACACCACAGTTTAAGAAAGAACAAATGTTCGTACGCATGCTTGAAGGTCTACAAGAAGAAGAAGCAAAGGTGTTAATATCCGCAAAGGATAAAAAGTTACATCAGATGGTCAAAGGTTTATCAAAACAAGTTGTTAAGGAAGCATTTAACTGGAATGATGATTTTATGCTCAATGAGTAATAAAATTATTTTTAAACTCTTTATTTATCAGTAACTTACATGCTTGACATTTCTCGTCCAGTAGTGTATAATAGTGTTTTCTTTTGAGAGGATATTCATGAGAATCATGAGAGACAATTTAATTGAAGTCGTTGGTGGCAGGAAGTCTCAAAGAGAAGTTGCACATAAAGTCGTAGCATTTATGATTAAGAAACTTTTGCCAAGACTAAGAACACTAGAGATTACGATTGAGTTAAAAAGTATCCCTCAAAGAGATAAAGCATGGGGACTTGTAGAAATACAAGATAATAATCGTGAGTTTATTATTGAGTTAGAAAAGAAACTATGCTTATATGACTTTGTAACATCTCTAATACATGAAATGATACATGTAAAACAATATGTAAGAAATGAACTGAAAGACGAAGGTCTAACAGTTTTTTGGAAAGGTGAAGATTGTTCCAAAATTGCTTACTCAAAACAACCATGGGAAGTAGAAGCATATACATTACAAGGTCGTTATTCAATTGATTTTTGGGAGAGTGGTATATTATGAAAATTAAATTATTAAACATTATGACTGCGTTTTTACTAGTCTTTATTGTGGCAGTATCAGCACACAGTATGAATGAAGTATTAACAAATCAAGAAGCAGAGCAATTAGCAGAAATTATTGATGAGAGTGTTACATACAATGACAGTCAAATAACTTGTCTAGCAAATAATATTTACTTTGAAGCAAGAGGACAAGGTAAAGTTGGTTGGATAGCAGTTGCGTTTGTTACAGTAAATAGAATGAACGATAAGAGATATCCTAACACCATTTGTGGAGTTGTACATCAAGCACCAACTCGTGAAAGTTGGAAGAAGAATGGTAAGTATTATCCTATTAGAAACAAGTGTCAATTTAGTTGGTACTGCGATGGTAAGGCAGATACAATTTACAATACAAAATTATACGATGAGATATATGCATTCGTTCATAATATTATGACATCAGATTATATTATAAAATATATTGATATAACTGATGGTGCGACACACTACCATGCCGACTATGTTACACCTGCATGGGCAGAGACTAAAACTAAAACTGCGGAAATTGGAGACCATATATTTTACAGATGGGAGAAAAGATAAAAAAAATTAATGCTTTTTTCAGATACTCTGGTGTCTGGATAGGTTTCGTATTTAATCCTGTACACTGGGTGTTTGATATGAACTGGACTATGCTTAGAGATGAAGATTCTTTATTTACATTTGAGTTGTACTTAGGTGTAGCATGGATTAGAATAATTATTGATAATGGAGAATGGTGATATGAATATATTTTATTTACATAAAGACCCTAAAACATGTGCTGAGATGCATTGTGACAAACATGTAGTTAAAATGATTATTGAGTATGCTCAATTATTATCAACTGCACACAGAGTGTTAGATGGTGACATGTATCTTGGTAAAAGTAAAACTGGTAGAAAGGTAACAAGATACAAACATCCTGATAATGATATGAACGATAACTTATATCTTGCGTCGCACTTAAAACATCCAAGTCAGTTATGGATACATAAATCTAGAAAGAACTACATATGGATGTATGAGTTGTGGATTAATCTTTGTCAAGAGTATACTTACAGATATGAAAGAAAACATATCACTCAGTTTAAACTTGAAAATTATCTAGACAAGATTCCAAAGAATATACCTGATGTTGAGTGGACTGAACCAACACCAGCAATGTCTCATTATCCGCAATGTATTGTACCAAACGATTCATTACAATCATATCATAACTATTACATAGCAGATAAAATAAGATTCGCTAAATGGAAGAAAAGAGAAATACCAGAGTGGTTTCAAAAAGCAGTTGCTAAAATAAATTTAGTAGAGGATAATAATGCCGACATATACATTTAAAGAAAAAGATACAGGTGAACAGTTTGACAAGTTGATGAAGATTTCTGAGAAGGCAGGGTTTCTTGAAAGAAATCCAAACTTAGAATCTGTATTGACAGCACCTGCTTTCGTTGGTGACCACATCATCAAGAAGATGGATGGTGGTATGAAAGAAACTATACAAAGGATTGCTGAGCAACATCCAGGAAGTGCACTGGCAGATAGGTTTGGTGATAATAAATCTATCGCTCAAAAGAAAACAGTTGATGTTGCTAAAAGACATGGGATATTAACAAATAAATATAAATAAATTACTATGAAAGCAAGAAATTTTGTACAAAAATACTTGAAAAAGTTTTGCAAGGCAAAAGTTGAGAAGGATCGAAAGAAAGAATCCAGGAATGGTTATATTAAACATAAAAAGGTGAAAAAATATGAATAGAGATGGTGATGGTTTTCTTATAGATTATAATGACTGGACTCCAGAAATTATGCAGCAAATGGCACAAGAAGATAGTTTTGAAATAACAGAAGAAATAGAAACTTATATTAACAAGGCAAGGGAAATGTTTGCGGAAACAGGTACAGTACCTGCTGTTCGTAACTTTGCTAAAGAGTTTGGTATGGATAGAAAGGCAAGTAAACTTTATGATATATTTCAATCTGGACCAATGAAAAAGATTGCTAAATATGGTGGTCTACCTAAACCCACAGGATGTGTTTAAAATAGGAAAAAGATATGGCACTAGAAGTAAATGGTAAAAGTTATGAAGTAGATGAAGAAGGATACCTAGCAGATTTAAATGTTTGGGATACTGATGTTGCTGAAGCAATGGCAAAAGAAGATGGTGCTCCTTTACAAGAAAATCACTGGGAAGTAATTAACTTTCTTCGTGAGTATTATGAGGAATATCAAGTTGCACCAGCAGTTAGAGTTCTTACTAAAAAAATAGGAAAGAAATTAGGAAAAGATAAAGGTAATAGCAAATATCTATATGAGTTATTTCCATATGGACCAGCAAAGCAAGCATGTAAATATGCTGGATTACCTAAACCAACAGGATGTGTATAGATGTCAAAAAAGCAAGAAATTAATTTAACTCAAATGGTTGATATTAAACCTGTAACTGACAGTCAGAAAGTTGTATTTGATACCTACAAAAAAGGACTTAATCAATTTTTATATGGTTGTGCTGGTACTGGTAAAACTTTTATTTCAATGTATCTTGCTCTACAAGATGTATTAAATAATGAGTCGCCATACGATAGAGTGTGTTTGGTTCGTTCATTAATACCTACAAGAGAAATAGGTTTTCTTCCAGGAGATGAAGAGGATAAAGCAGCACTTTATCAAGTGCCATACTCAAGCATGGTTCAGTTTATGTTTAAACAACCTAATGAAGATGCGTTCAAAGGATTGTATGATAGACTAAAAAGTCAAGGAAGTTTGTATTTTTTATCAACTTCTTTTTTAAGAGGATTAACTTTTGATAATTCTATTATCATTGTTGATGAATGTCAGAATCTAAACTTCCATGAGTTAGATACTATTATTACTCGTGTCGGTCAAGATTCTAAGATTATATTCTGTGGTGACTTTAATCAAACAGACTTAATTAAGACAAATGATAAAAATGGTATTCAAGATTTCTTTAGAATTGTTCAAAACATGGAAGAATTTAATGATGTAGAGTTTGGTATACCAGATATCGTAAGATCTGGATTTGTTAGAAGTTACTTAATAGAAAAAACTAGATTGGGGATGGGAATAGAATAATGAAATTATCTAAAAACTTTACATTAAAAGAATTTACAAAAAGTCAAACTGCTGAAAGACGAGACATTGACAATACACCAAATGATGAACACTTAGAAAATGCTGAGTTTTTATTTGGTAATGTCGTACAAAAAGTTAGAGATAATTTTGGTCCAACAACTATCAACAGTGGTTATCGTGGACCAGAATTAAATGAAGCAGTGGGTGGTTCTTCTAAGAGTCAACACTGTCATGGCCAAGCAGCAGATATAGAAGTTCCTGGAGTTTCTAATTATGAAGTCGCAAAGTGGATTACTGAGAACTGTGATTTTGACCAAGTCATCCTTGAGTTCTATACTCCTGGAGTACCAGACTCTGGTTGGGTGCATGTATCATATAAGAAAGAAGGAAATAGGAAGTCTATCTTAACAGCAATGAAAGAAGATGGTAAGACTGTATACAAGGTAGGTCTTATTGAATGATAACTTGTAATTATAAACAAAAAGATATGTGTTTATCGTCAAGTAAAACACGAGCAAATGTCTCACTTGGTGGTGCTTGTTTAGGATTAGATAAGTGTATTGTCTGGAAAGAAAGTAAAACTTGGACAGATAAACAAAAAAAATAACAAACTGGATTATATTATGAATAAACTTGATCTACCAGATTTAAAAACTAAATCAATTGATAGGAAAAGACATTACATCACACCAGATGGTAATGTCTATCCTTCTGTTACTACAGTCCTTTCTGGTCGTGGTAAAGAAGGTCTTATGGCATGGAGAAAAAGAGTTGGTGAAGATGTTGCCAATCACATATGTCGTAAGGCAGCAGATCGTGGCACA